TGGATCACCACAATTAAATCTATTATAAACAAATCTTTGATAGATACAATCTATGCTATGCCTGCTCTTAATCGATCTGTTTCTACCATTGTCTTCTCAGCATCAGCACGATTCTTAACAGCTTGCGACTGACTCTTGAGACTATCAGCTCCGTCTTTTTCAATCTCAGCCGCTATAGCCTCAGTTTGTAACTGTGTTTGTGCTTGTGCTTGTTGTTGGATAGCTTGTTGTTGTGCGTCAGAATCGCCTTTCATCTTCTGTAAGATGGCTTGTTTGTTTCTAAGTTGAGAAGATTGTATATAAACTTCTTGGTCAAACGTAATGCCAACATTAGCCAGATCAACAAGGTTTTTAAATTCTTCCTGTTGAATCGTTACGACATCCGGTGCGTCTTCAATGATGATATCTACATCAATTTCAGATACTTGGTTTTCTACTTTAGCAACCATCTGCAAGCGTGGATCACTAGCAAATTCAGGTGGGATTCCTGCCGCTTCTTCATTCATTAATTCTTCAATAGTAACTTGGCGATTTAAACCCACAAATCTTTGATTTTGTTCGTCGTCTGTAACTCTAATCCATCGCTCACTTGTCCAAAATTGCTTTACACGATTCCAGCAAGCTCTATAAATTCTTAACTCCCATTGTCGCTTACCATCAGCTAAAGGGTTAATTTCTATCTGCGATCCCGTTTGTTGGGCAATAATAGCCCGTCCACTTTGGCCCGTTTGAGTCTGGCCTAAGAATCCTTGACCTGAACTTGAAGCGTCTATTTCTTGTTTAGCTTCTTGAAGTAGTTGAAATTGACCTTGCGCCATATCACCAGTAGGCAATATTCCAAAATCTTGACCAAAGACAGCCCCGCCCGTTAATACTACATGCCCATCAGGCTTAGCTAGCTCTCTTTTAGCTTCCGCTGAGCCATCAGGAAATGCTCGATCAGTACCGAATGTCTGCCTTTGGCTAACTAAATGCAGCATCTTAGATTCACGCTTATTAATCGCATCTTGCTGCTCGATCATAAAGCGAGGCTCGCCAAATCGATTCCCATCACGATCAATATAAGCACTTTGCATATACATGCCGTTTTCAGGGTCGCCATTCTCATCACGCCATGGACTTAATATAGGTTTAGTCAAAAAACCTGAGATAGTGAAAAACGATAAATGCCATAAGCCTTTAAACTTATAGTAAATCTGCGCAACTCTTACACGTTTTCGTTTTGAGTCGACCCAATTGACCGGCTTGTCTTCATAGGTATCATCTAATGTGCTAGAAAAGGCGGCGTTTATAACATCCTCTGAACCAGGGAAAGCCGCCTTAACCGCTTCGGCATCGTCCCATATAATAATCCCTGTATATAAAGCGTCTGAGAAATCAGCCTTTCTAGAATGGTAATCCCAGAAAAGCCGATCCCACATAATATTATTTATTTCTACTTCTCGCTTATCATCCCTTGAGACAACAACCTCACAAGCGCCAGTCCCTTCAATTAGGTAATTATCCCAGAACTCTGATCTTTTAACGTCGAAATTAGTATTGTCTGAAATATAACGAAGTGCATCTGTGACAGCGTTGGCGTCATCTTCATGATTAGGAGTGCGAGGAAAGGCTTTAGGGTCTGTTCTAATCTGTCGTTCATAGCCGCGTAGAAAGTTTATCTTCTTGCGTATACGATTGTTCTGTGTAGGAGGTTGTTTTCTTCGATTTAGCATTGCTCTTTCTTCAAGAGTCAATTGTTTATGATCTGTGTAATCCCGGTCACGTTCATTTAATGCACGGGCAACTTCGCTCTGTTGTTCGTATTCTTCAAAGTAAGATATGAGCGTAGTTAATAAATCAGGATCTTGGTCTGCTCTTAGGCCTTTTCCGTTATTATTTGGATTCTTTGAACGCTCTGCCGGTGTATGGCTTGGCATGTATTTCTATCCTCACGACAGTAATATAGGTATGTTAATCTATTTTAATGATAAAGCAAACTATACTGTTTTCCAATCCCCTTCGTCGTCATCAAAGTCTATTTCCCAACTGTCTTTTGGTGGTTCTTTTAGTTTCTTGCTAATCGTCCAAGGTCGTGACATGCAAGCATAACGCCATTCGTCAGCCGCGTGATCTTCTGAGGTTGTATCTAAATCCTCTGGCTTTCTAACATCATGCTGTAGAACAGGAATAGTTCTTATTGAATCTGTACACGTTGAAAAACAGTATATCATAGGCACGAACACATCCTTATCTATTTCCTCTCCCTTTATCCTTTGCCTCATTTGGTCCCACCCGCCGATGTGTCCTGTTATGGCTACTCGCTTATTATCTGCTTTCTCAAAGTAGATAGGATGCATTCTTTCCTCAATACTTGGTCCTCCATCTTCTGTGAATATTGCAGGATCAGCCACAGAATAGCCTATCTTTTCTTTCTTGGCTTCCATAGACAATATTCCTTCAGATACTTCGTTAGCCGTAAGTTTAATTCCTACATCTGGCATACTTTGTCCTTGGTCATCCTTTTTGCAACCATACCATTCACGATAACGAACTAAAGCACCTCTTGGTAATGTCCTTCCATCACGCTTATAGTCATCACCAACAACAGTCCACCAACCCAATGAGAATGGCTTAGCCGAGCCCCAATCAAATGACCTGAACCTTAACCAGTGCCTAGGTATTTCAAACGGTTCAACAATATTCTTATCTGTCCAGCAATCAAAATAAGCACCTTCTACTATATTCCAATCTCCATCTTTCATGGCCCTAACTAAAGCTTCTGAGCCTAAACCGTCTAATCTATTCTCATAATCAGGATCTTGTTCTGTCATGGATGGATTGTCGACAAGTCTAGCGGGTATGTACTGTCTCAACATGCCACCCTCTTTCTTGTTCATTCGTTTGGGCTTAAGATCTGCGCATCTTTCTACAAATGCAGTCTTCACCCAGCTATGACCAACACCACCAGGATTAGAGCCGCATAAAATACGTGGGAACATATCTTTGTATTCTTCTGGAATGTCGTCCAATCCAACAGCACGAACCCTTGAACGTAGAAATCTATATATTAAATCAGTGAAATGGGTTAATTCATCAATCATCAATACATGAATCTCAGCACCTTGATATTTAAACCTGTCCTTTTCATCTTTACAGTGACATAGATATATTTTAGAGCCATTCCAGAATCTTATCTCGTCTGCAACAATCTCACAGAAACCCTGTAGAACCCACACAGCAAGCATCTGTCTAAATCCGCTTGGGCCTTCAATATGGTTTTTTATTAAATCTTCTCTGATTCTGCGAAATAGATAGACCTGAAGACCTGGAATAGCAGCGCACCACATAATAGCAGCCGCCCTCATTAGATGTGACTTGCCGCCACCAGCAGCACCGCCGTATAAAACTTCTGTAGCCTTTGTGGTTAATGCTTGGCCTTGTTTGTTATGGAGACTAAGATTTATTGATTGTGACATTCAGTATAGGTAGCAATGGCTTTTCTGGATCACTTGATAATTCTGTCTTTTCTTTTAAGCCTAAATCTCTAGCTATAATATTGGCATTAAGTAGGTCTGCTGCCGCTCCTGAGAACTTCTGATCTCTGATAATTCGCTCTACTTTCCTTGTGACTACCACAAAATCTTCTTTCTTTCTATAGTTGTCCCAAGTTGTATCGCATATATCAAGGAAAGTACAAAGGCCATCAATTGTCATGGCCCTCATTTTATTGACTGTGTCTTTTATGAACTCACCCTGAAATTGAGTGGCTTTTTGTTCCTGCAAAGGATTATCTTCTGCCCACTTGAAATATTCTAAACAAGCAGCCCATAATTGTTCTGGATCTTTGAATATTGGATTTCTTCCGCTGCTGCTTCTTGCTTCCCAAAATCTATTGCCTATTGGTGCTGGCATATCATTATCCTAAATTAACATTCTTATCGACTATGTGTTTCTTCATTACTTTGCCATTTACTAATACAGCTACCATAAACCTTTTGTCTGCGTCTTCAAAACCCATTGGCTTACCAGCAGGATATGGCTCTAGTTCATTCAGAGGGCGCTTTGTTTCTTTTAGGTCTGATAGCTTAACTTCCATTAATTTTGTCCTATTGCACAATATTCGCCACACCATTGATATCCATAAAGCTTAGGGAATTCATTTATGTCAGCACCAATGCTACCGGCTCTATTAATTGTTGGGGGATATCTTAAGCAGTTTAAGCGAACTTCATCAGCTTTATCGTCACTACACATTGTTTTTTTATCCCAATAAATGCACGTTTTACAAGTCATTAATGATAGCTCCGACATTGTACGAAATCGTTTATAAATGACCTGTCGTTATTCTTAACCTCTACTATAAATTGTTGCTCCATAGTATCGCCTAGAGTCGTTAGGGTTATTTTATTAGTAAGGAGATATCTTCCAGGTGTTGCGGAAAGTCTAGCACTTGTCGTCGTATCTGTACTGGCTTCATTTTCTATCGTGATTCCTGTCGTTTCATTTGTCCATGTGCTTGTGGCTATAGTGTCAGCATCAAGACGACCTACCCAATTAACGGTATATGTCAATGCAGCGTTCTCACCTTGAGAAAATACAGCGTTGTCTTGAGTAGACAGTAATGTTCTTTTGTGTGACATATTCACCTCGTTTTAGCTATTTTAATCTATTATAGCCATTTAGCAAGCGTCATTTATTTGACATTAGCCACCAATTAATATATATAACTCTTATATTCTAATATTAGCACTCACAAGGTAACTAATATTCAAGCTCACAAGGCTAGGAGGAATCATGTTGAACATAGCTAACCAAATTGCAGCCTATTATCGCTCTAAAGGCTTTATTGTCTCTATTGTTTATGATGGCGGTTATATTGTTTACTGCAATAATCCTATGCCGATCACTGAACTAGGTATTATGTGTCGTAATAACCTTGCTCCCATTTTTCGCCAACAGTCCACCCATGCCATACATAGCTAGGAATTATAGGCTTCCCGTCTTTTTTTAAAAGAAGAAGTTGCCTAAGTCTTACTGTGGCCTGATAAACAGGCGCTGCTCTATTTTCTGTTTTGTACTCAGTTAATTCCTCATCTGTAAATAAATCCTTATTATCTCGAACAAATTTATTCAAACTACGGAACCGATAATGCACGCCTCGCTTTATAAACCACCAATCTTTTGCGTTTTCATTTGTCTCTGACGCCCCTCTAAGCGAGTCAATACGCATTGCTATACCGCTTCTTGCTTTGCTCATATTGTCTTTGTATTCGATAGTGCTTGTTGCTGTCCTCATTGCAGCCAAGTGATTTTTGGCGTGTTCTTTGCTGTACTTATAGCCTTTTAATGGCATAATTTACCCCTTACGTGTTCTTTAGTAAGCCTTGTCTTAAGATGGCTGCTTAGTTAGCTTCAATAATTTTATCCAGTTTTTCAATTAATAGATCTAATTTATATTCAACTCTTTCTATATTTCTCTCAAGCGACTGAATGTAGTATGGAGTATTTGAAAGCTGGCTAGCTCTTTGAAGCGCTCTTTTTTGATCTAAGAATATGTCTATTTTTTGATTATTCACTCTTATTCCCCTTTACCCTATGATGTTGATAATCATTATCAATTCTGTATATCCCATAAAACATGTATTCTGCCTATCATGTGTTAGCTGTACAATTCAGCGTGTAGCAATTCTTCGTCTTTAGTAGAAAAATTGCCTTCAAATTCTTGCGGTTCTCCACAGTCTCCTTCTAAATAAACAGGGCAATCTAAGCCGCAGCCGCCATTTAGCCCAACAACATAACAGCCAGACATGCCAGTAGGATAATGCCCATCAATCTGAGCCATTGCATTACCCATATTATTTACATCTTCCATTGTTTTTATCGGCTTCGACGCCAAACTTCCAGCTACCTGCGTTTCACCAAAGCCGTCATAAACTTTCTTGCTGGCATCAATTAATTGCTCTTTATTAAATCCATTAGGATTTTCTTTTTTTGCAATTTCAGCGGCTCTTTTTACCAACTCTCTTTTACTACTAAACATAATAATATCCTCTTTATTAAAGACAGCTAACAAATAATTTAACCTGAGCCGTGTTATTACCCGCCTTATTCCTGTACCGTTATGATGCGGCCAGGTTAATAGGGGTGTTAGCCTTCAATTAAATATTTAAGTTGCTCATCATTAAGCAGATTTCTTACTTCTGGCTTAGGCTTTGGCAGGTCTTTTATTTTTCTAAATGTACAATCTGTACCAAGTTCTATTTCTCGTTTAGTTTCTTTTTCAAGAAAATAAGGCCAGCTTCTCCAGCTAGTGGAGTTTGTCATAATGTATACTTCACCTTTAAAAGTTGAGCATTCAGCACTTTTAAGATAAACGGGATACCAAAATCTATCAGGCTCACTACAACCCAAGGCTAACAATAAAATTAACGCGGACGTTACAATCATCCGACCTACTGCAAGTTTACTATTTTTAATATTCATTCTATTTTCTCCAAGTTTAAAAAACGCCGGTTATTTCGGGGTTATCTCTCTACCCTATCCCGCCTTACTAGCTGTCTTGCAAGCTTCTTACGGTCATACTCAGGCGCGTTTTCACTATAGACAATATCAACTCCCTTCGGCCTTTTATTACCACCTCGCTTAATGTGCTTTGGTAGTAGGTCGGCGGGTTCTTCTGTTATGAATTGATTTTTCATTCAATCCTATGCTCAATTAATGAATCTGGATTTGGCATATACTCTAAATATTCTTTAAATAAAGTATTGTACTGCCTCTTTCCAGGTTTATATTTTTGAAGCTTAGAGTTTAGGGCAAGCTGTTCGTCCTGCGTTAGTAGATAATATAATTCTTTGGCTTCGTCATGACCTAGATCAAAATCATCAGCGTTAATGATTTCAACTATACGAATATATGTTTCTTCCAATTTTTGTTGGTCAATAGGATCAGTACCTATCATATTGCTACTGAACTCAATTCCTTCATGCTCATTCAGATAACCAATAGCATTATCAAGGCGCTCAGTTTTATCAGTCTTAGGCCAAGTTTTAGACTCGCGCTTGATGATTGTCTTTTTGATCATTTCGCCTTCGTCTGTTACCCAAGGGCCATAACCTTGCTTATAAGCCTCTGAACGATTGCGAATATCATATATTTCATCAATACTCATCTTGCCTGAGAGATAATCGCCCTCTTTGGTTTTTATTACACAATAAACACCTATAACTTTACCGGCATTAAATGGATTAGGCGCAGAGAATCCAGGTTTCTCAGCGGCGCCATGCCAGACGAACTCATCATTTTCATGGACTAACTCAGCCCTTGCCCATAAAACGCTTCCTGTGTCCGTAGCGAGCTTAATAAGGCCGATATAAGATATATCTAAACATGCCTCACCTTTGCGAGGTACAATATAGGCTAATTTCTCAGCAGGATTAAGACTCAACCCAATAGCGGCGATATTAATAACAGCATTTCTCAAAGAACCTGGATTTTGATTCGCAATCTTTTTTAGATAATCACTTTTCTGTATGATCTGCATTGCAAACATCGCTTCTTTGTCGTAACTAACAAAGTTGTTTATCTTGTTTATGGTGGTAAACTTTTCCTTAGCGCCTATTATGGCGTTCATCCAGGGTACTTCTGTTGTTGCTGGTAGTTGCTCTTCTTGCTGGTTCATTCTAATACCTCGGTAAACTTCTTGGTTACGCCGCCAGACATCAAAAACTTTTCAGCCTGTTTTTTTGTTTTGTGTGCCGCCAGATTATTGCCAACAACATCAGTTTCATATATGTTTACATATATAACTTCTGGTTCAGGCTTTATTTCGTACTCGGCACATAGATCACCAAAACCGACATCTCCGTCTAGAGTCGTAAATTTACTATTAGTATTTCCACGATACCAAATATCTTTACCTTCACCATAGGCCTGAATAAGCGGTGCTAAGTATTTTGCTCTTTCTCTGTTCATTATCTTCTCCTGGCGACCCCCACGAATGAGGGTCTAAATCAATACAATAGGTTTATACCATTCAAACTCCTTTGGTTGTTGAAAAATCTTTTAACCTCCTAATGAATTTCTTTGTAGCACACCCCTTGAGAAAATGCTTGCAGGCTAAAAGAATGCTTTCAATAGAGGCCATAGAATCACGGCTACAATTTATCTTAAATACATGATGCCCTTCTTCAAACATTGCTATGCGCCAGTAATGATCTTTTAGGCGGCATTCGTTTTGATAATCATCGTAGGAGAGGACATTCATTTCAGTTACGTACTGAGCCATTAATTTATCCATGAAATTCACCATACTTTTTTACAGCTCGGTCAACAATGCGCGTAAATCTCTGGCCTATTTCAGCGTAATCAGAAGCCTCGAAACCGTTAGTAAATATCAAGTCCTGCATTAACCGGCTTAAGTCTATTCGATTAATGAATTCATCAGCTATTAATGACTCCATTTCATCAAGGTTTTCTTTCAGAC